AATCATACCGGTACCGCTTCCACCCGTTGGCGTGTAGTTTCTTGTGCCATCAGGAAAAAAACCACTACCTGGATTTGTTATCGTAAAACCATATGAAACAGACTGACTTTCTAAAATATTAAAACCATAATCTCCATATTCAAATCCTGAGTTGTAAAAAGCGTTTTTTGTTTTTAAATAACTACCAACAATATGAACTTGTGATGCCGGTTGCAAAAATTCTCTTGACAAACTATTTCCGGTTTCTTTTAAATCAGCCTCATTGCTAAAAAGAATCTGTTTGCGTTCGTTTCCAATACTAGCGCCTAGGTAATTGTATTTTCTAAAATCAATATACTCCTTTGAAGTGCTTTCATATTGTGTTGTGATTTTATTTCTAATATTTGTAGGTGTGACTGTTGTTTCTTGTAATTCATTATAAATTAAATCCTTAACGTAATAATCAAATATATTTGTTACCTCAACAATATACCATTTATTATATGATTGATAAATTCGTAAATTAAATTGTTTTAGTAAAAGTTCTAGTTGTTGCTTTGCGTTTAACAATCCATAATCTCCGGTCATTTCATCATAGCCAAAATCTAAAGTTGTTATATTCTCAAAATCGCTAGTTGTTACCGGGCCAAATGTTCTGAATTTTATATCAGATGCAATATAAATGTCTAAATCTAAATCTAAGTTTTGAAGTATTTCTGAGATACGTTCTAAGTTTGTGATATTTATTGGCGCATTGTTATTGTCATAGCCAATTGTGCCGTTGAAATTGTTTAGGGTACCTAATCCATCAAAAGCGTTAAAACTAACCGCAAAAGGCGTTGAAATCATTTTTTCTTTATACCTATCAACAACTAAAAAGCCTGACCAATAAGTTGCCCAAACATCAGCGCCTGAATAATTGTCAATAATATTTTCTAAACAACCAATGCTTTCAATATTTCCGCCATCCTCAGAAACCCGATCATTATATTGATTTGATTGTGTTTGCTTATAATAAACCACAACTTTGTATTCTCGTTCGTCGAATTTATAAAAATCATCATAAGAAACGTCGTCAGTAACAAATAGATTTAATTTACATTTTGATCCGATTATTGGATTGTAAAAATCATTTGAAGATTGCCAAGATATTGAAACCGGATTTGCGCCTCCTACCATTGGAAAAACGCTGCCGGTATAATCTTTTTTTAATATTTCAACTTTTTTTCCATATCCTAAAACATCGGAAAACTCTAATCTATATTTAACGCCGTATGCCATTTTTTTATTTTAGTAAACTCTTTCCGCAGTTTCGTTTGCTCGTTCTATTGCAATCAATAAATCTTGCCCATCAACTCTAACCTCTCCGCTGACGTTTATATTTCCGCCATTGTTTGATTTTCCTATAATAGATTGTAACTTGTTTAACGGCGCTATAACTTCCGGATTTTGTCTTGCTCCTGGATATTCACCAACCAATCCCATAGTTGGGCCGCTAATAATTCCACCATTTGCAAAAGCCGTTGCACCTCCGGCGGGATTTCCTCCGGTGTAACTACTTCCACTACCTCCGCCACCTCGTCGGCCACCGCCTCCGCCACCGCCAATTGATGCCGCTTTACCTTTGAAGAAACTCCCTAAAGCAACCAAAGCAATACCGGCTGCAATAGCAACACCTGGCGCTAATGATTTAAAAGCAACTTTAATTTTTTTCAAAGTAATACCTATTCCGATGGCCAATTTACCTAATTGTACTGCCATACCTCCAATACTTCCTAAAATTACGTTTGATAATTTACCGGCTAAATTTCCGCCTGAAGAAATTGCGCTTCCTAAAGCCGCCGCCATTCCTGACGCTAAATTTTGCAATCCTCCGCTTATAACTTGGCCAACTCTTTGATTAAATTGAGCCGTTTGTTGTAAAGCAAACAATCTGTTTTCTGCTAAAACCGCTTGTTGTTCTGCAAATGCTTTTGGCATCCTTGCAGTATCAGCCTCAATCATATTGCTAATCGGTGTTTGTATTCCCGCTCCGCTAATTCCTTCCATTGCAGAGGTTGCCATTGGCCTTGTTGCAATTCCGCCGCCACCTCCAACATCTGTTGAAGTATTGGTACCGGCACCACTAACCGACATTTCAACTGGAACAACTATTTTTGCAATTGTTTTTTGTTTTAACGCTTCATTAAAATTATCTACAACTGAACTACCTAATATTGAGGCGTCTGTTTTAATTGCATCAAATGCATTTGTAAAATTGTTTTTTAAACCATCTGTTAAGTCTGTAAACCCTTGAACAATTTTATCTTTGTCAAAGGTAAAAACACCAATTAAAATATCGCCAATGCCTTTAAATAGTGTTATAAAATTATTTGCAAAAGTTTTTATTATTGTTAAAAAAGTGGAAAAAACAAACTTTCCAACGGCTAACATATTTTTAAAATTCATTATTAGCGTATTTACTGCCAATTGAATAGGCAATGAATTGTTGTATAAGTCAATAAAATAGTTTCCTATTTTTACTAAAGCGGATTTTATACCCGCCCAATTTTTATAAATTACAACTGCAATCGCAGTTAGTCCGGCAACTATTAAACCAATCGGCCCCATCATAACAGTAAAAGCCGTACCAATAGCCGGAGCCAAAGTAACTAAAGTTCCTAAAATATAAAGTACTGGCCCTAAAGCCGCAGCAATACCCGCTAAAACAACTATTAATTTTTTTGTTGTTGGGCTTAATTCTGAAAATTTTTGCAATAACCCATTTGCAAATGACACTAATTTAGTAAATACTGGCAAAATAACTTGACCAAACTTTGCAGATAATTCTTTTAAGGATTCCTGAAATATTCTCATTTGATTTGCAGCACCCCCGCTTGTTCTACCAAAATCGCCCTGAGCGTTTGAAGTTGCCTCCATTATAAACTTATAACGCAATGCAACCTTTTGCGCTTGTGTCATTGTTTTAATATTGGCGTTCATACCTCTTTCCATTGCAAAACTTTCAAGGTTTGCTTGGGTCATAACAATACCTAATCTTTTCAAAGATTCTGTTTCACCGGTAAAAACTCCCGCTAATGCGGTTGTCGCTTGATCAATTCCTATATTTTTAAAAGATGCTAAATCTCCGGCTAAACCAACTAAAGACGTACTCATATCAGACGCAGCGCTTTGATTTAACCCCATTGAGGTTGCCATATCGCCAAACAAGGCGGCCATATCTAAGGCGCTACCTTCTGCAATACCAAATTGTTTTAATGTAGTTTTTGCAAAGTCTTTTACCTCTTTTTTAGATTTACCAAAGGCAACGTCTACTTTGTTCATTGATTCCTGAAAATCACTTGCAAATTTAACTGCTGCGCCACCGGCAACGGCTAAAGGTAGAGTCAGTCTTGTTGTTAGCGACTTTCCAACGCCTTGCATCTTTGAGCCAAAACTTGACAATTTAGAACTCGCAGAACTTAGTGCATTTTTTAATTTGGAAGAATCTCCGGTAATATTTATTTTTAAATTCTGTTCGGCCATAGTATTAAATAAGTTGAAACAAAAATACAAAAAAAAAGACGCATCTATTTTAGCGTCTTTTTATTATTCATTGATTGATATTTTGCCATAAAATCATCCATTTGTTTTTTGGTAGATTTAGGCTCTGAGCGTTTCTTTTTTCTTACAATATCACTTGGTAATTGAAATAAATCTTCAGGCTTTAACATCTGAGATTTTTTCTCACATTGCACGTTGTGAATCATTACGGCAATGTAACGAGTTTGCTCCCAATTTAAGTTAATATTGTTATGATAGTGTTGCGCAATTAAAGCGTTTTCTCTCCAGGTTTGCCGCCAAAAATCGTCAGGCTTAATTCCAACTAACCCAATATAATGATCAGTTAAAGTTTCAAAATTTACTTCTTCTTTGACGGCTGACGCTTTCCCTTAGTTTCGGTTTCGCCGTTTAAACTATTACCTAAAATTTTAGATTGTAACATTACCTCAACAATCTCATTAATTTTTTCAGCGTCTAATTCATCCAACCAAGCGCCAACAGTAAATAAATTATAATCAATTTCGTTTCCGTTTTCTTGGTCGTTTGCTAAAATTGCAGAATAAACCAAGGCTCTTAATCCTTTAATTGATATTCCGTTTTGAAATGCTCCGCCAATTTCGGCTAAACTTATTCCTAATTGCTCGGTAAATTCCGACCAAAAATTCATTGAGAAATGAAGTGTTCTTTTTTTGTTACCAACTTTGATGTCGATGTAACCCCTTTTTTTGTTTGTCATTTTTTAAGGTTTAAAATTAATATAAAAAAGCCGTCGCCAAATATTGACGGCGGCCCTATAAAAGTAAACTAAAATTAATTAGTTAGTTGATTTAGTGATTGCTCCAGTAATAGTCAAAGATCCGCTATAAGTTACGGCAGCTTCCATTTCAGCAGACATTTCAACACTTGATAAAAATGCTTCAGCAGTATAAACTGCGTCTCCAGTTTCAGCAGTTCCAAAAACACAAGTTAATTGAGTTCTTGCCAAAAGAAAATCAGCCATTTCAATAGCATTTGACGCATCGTCATAAACTACTAATCCTTCAAAAGATATTTCACCACCTTTTACTCCTCCGATATACTCAGAAAATCCGTTTGAATCTTTAGTTGTAGCCTCCGGCGTGTCCATTGATAAAGACATTGAACAACTTGTAGTATGTCCAACTGTGGCACCTTCCACTGTTAAAATTAAGTTAGTTCCGTTAAATACTCCGGTTGTAGCCATTTAATTATTTTTTATTGTTATTAATTTTGTGTAAATATACGAAAATATTTATTTATGTTTTTACGTCGTTAATTCAATTAAATCGTCTGTTGATCTTAGCGAATTAAAAACTGAAATTCTGTGAATATTTATATTATTCATATTAGAACTGATGTTGTAAATATTATCGATAATATTTAAAACTCCCGTAGGTGCATTTAAACCAATATTAGAGCCGTTAATATAAACGTAAGTATTTGAGGCGTCATAAGCTATTGCCATTTTGCAAAGCGTTCCAGGTTGTAGAGTAAAGCCTCCATTTATTAATCCGGATCCGCTTATATTGTCGCCAAATATATTTATTAAATTACTTGAATAAGATTCAAGGCGCATCGAATTACCTCCTGAAAAATCTTTAAATCTTAGCATTTTATAAAAATTTCCTTTTTTCCCATTGTATGAAAACCACAAAACTAAAGTTGAAGTATTTGCCGGAAAAGTTGTTGAAGATGAAAAATTTGAACTAAACGATCCCTCAGAAACTCTTGAAGATGCGGCGCCCTCATTTGAGGTAATGTAAGAAGATGCAAAGTTAGAATTTTCCGCTTGTGCTTGGGCCACATAAATAGTTGCGGCATCGCTACACAAAACTCTTGGAAATGTTCCGGATGCGCTTGTGTGTGAAAACCTTTGCCAATCCGTTGTTAAAGTTACAACTGATAAATCTGATGAAATGGCGCCAATACTTACGTTTTGAGTTCCGCTTTCAGTTCTTAAATATATTGATTGCGTTATTTGCCCTGAAGATGTAACCGATATTTCAATTCTTGCGTCTGTTGTGCCATCAAAAACAACTTTTGCTGCGTTTTTGGTGCCGTCAGGTGAAGCAATAAAATTATCCGTTACAACTGCGTTGCCTACGCTTGACCATTCGCTAAAATTTTCTGAGTAAGGAATTAAATTTGTAGATTGCGCCTCTATTTCAATATGTGGGCAACCATTAGAAACTCCGCTAATTGTTTTATATGAAAGGCTTGGAGTGTTTTGTTGTACCTCTGTAATATATTCATTTTTTGCAATTCTATTTTTTAATGAACTTCTTGAAAAAGTAAAATCGCCATCGCCATTAGTTGGAAATGTAGAATAAATTTTACTTTCTTTTACTCCAGTTGGTTGCAATAAAAAAACAGAATCATTTAAAATTGACATATTTATTTTTTGTTATATATTGCTTAAAAAGTATTTAATAATTACTTATTTTATTTATCATTGCTTGTATCTCCTTTGGGTCTACATTTAAACTCATTGATAAACCACCTTGCCATACCCTTTTAAGTTTATTATTTTCATCAAACAATATAATTGCTGGTACAGATTTTA